CCACCTCTGATTGGGTTCAGATGGATGTGAAACGGGGAGGCAAGACTCTGGCACCCTTTATTCTGCCCCTAGAGGGACAGGTTATAGGTCGAAGGATTCCCTATATGCGAACGATGGTGGAGGCACCTACCATTGCTCCAGCAAGGGTGATTACTCTTCGAGATGCTATTCGTCCTGGTTTTGGGGAAACCATGTATGATTATTTCTCCCCCGAGCAGAGGGTGGCGAATATGTTTGCAGAGGACTCCCTCGATATGGATGAGGAGATTGGTCGAACGGAGGAGTGGATGTGTTCCTCCATAATGTTCACGGGTAAGTTTCAATATTCTGTTCGAACCAAGACTCCAATTACGGTGGATTATAATTTCACCAACATTACGGCGGTACCTAAACCCTGGACCGATCCAACGGCCCTACCCTTGAATGATTTGCAATTAGCCCAGCAGGGGTTGAATGGTAATGGTTATTCTGGTAATGTGGCTATTTATGGTACCAAAGCTTGGGCGGCTCTATGGAACAATCCCAGTGTTAAGGAGTTAATGAAGAATTTGTCCGGTTTGACTCCTATCAGTAGTTACACCCTGGGTCAGAGCATTCCAGTGGGTACCCAAAGAGCACCGTCCTTCTCTTATCCTGTTATGGAGAATTGGATCTATAGTGCTACCTATATGGAGGGAGGAGTGGCAAAACCCTATGTGCCGGAGGATAAGGTACTTATAGGTAGTAGCGATGTAAGAAATCGCATTATCTATGCCTTGGTTACCCAGATTGAGCAATCAGATGGGGAGTTTCATAGTTACTCCTCTGATCGGGTACCTAAGGTGGAATGTAATGTAAATAAGAATCTTTACATGTACACCGTAACCTCCCGTCCTGTGCCTATGCCTCAGGATCTGCTATCCTGGACAGTTTTGGACGGGGTTGTTTAGAACTTTATGGCAAGCGTAAAACTAAGAACCAACATGATAATTGCGGGGGCCTTCTACAAGTTTGGCACCATTATTGACGAGCAGAAGGTGCCCCCGCAGTACCGGAAAAGGAAATACATACTGCGTGAAGGAGAGATAGATTATAGGGAAAAAGAACGTGAACAGCAAATGGCTATGGCAGAAAGGGAAATGGAGGAACTTAATAAAGGGGAGGACCTCCTAGTGGATGAAGGGGAGGATAATAAGGTAAGGAGGATAGGAAGACGATGATACCAGAGCCCCCTCGGAAGTATGGGTTGCGAGATCAATATGAGGAGGACTTTATAATGGTCTTTGCCGAGAGGGCGGAGTTTGCTTGTTGGAAGGAGTTTGAGATAACGGAGAATAAGCAACCCAAGGTATTTGCAGATAGTGTGGTTTGGGATACCGAAGCTCTAAAGAAACGAATGATAGTACAACAACAGGGAGTTTACCTGGGTAGTGTATTACTTTTCATTTTGAAGAGATGGTTTATGGTGGAGCCCAAACCTGGAGATATATTGTGGGAACACGTCCAACAGGGAGATAGGGTAATTAGGGAGGGATGGAGAGTTATGGATGTGACCGATTCTGAATATGTGTATGAGATAGGTTTAGATGAGTTATCAGCCTAGGAGGTAAAAATGTTATTAATGGGAGTAGTTCCTCTAGGGTTTAAGGAGGCCGAAAAAGCATTGGAGGGTATCAAGAATGGATATCCTCGGGCAGCAAAGAATGCCATTAATGTGGGATTACAGAAGGGTAAGGATACCGCAGTGGAGGCCATTACACATCGATATGTAATGTCTAATTCCAAGGTTAAGCAGGGTATAAAGGTAGAAAAGGCTTCCCTTAATAATCTAAAGGGAAATTTAGATATTAATGGGGAGATGCAAAGGATAGATCAATTTCGTCCTAAGATTAGATATATTAGGGGATCTAGGGGTCCCAAGAGACAGCTGGTTAGTGTTACCATTATACGGGGGCAGACCAAGGTTGTAAAGGGAGCTTTTAAGATACCGGATGGAAGAGTTATGGAAAGGAGGCAAAAAGATAGGTTTCCGATATTTCCCGTTTCCACCATAGGTATTGCTCATATGGCGGGGCATCATGAGGTGGCACCAAAAATACAAAAAGCTATTAACTCCACAATTTCTTCTCAGTTAAATAGTAATGTTAAAAAAGCCCAACAACAGCAGGCAAAAATTAATGCCCAAACAAGGGCTTTGGCAAGGAAAAAACTTATCCCTAGGGAGGTCAAATGACCATCTTCGAATTGGAGGATGCCCTGGTGGAGTTCTTTATCCAAAATACTCGGGACTATTTATTGCGTTCTAATCCGGAATCGGAATTAACCACTCCTCCCGCGGTTTGGAGTGGATTTATACCCCGTAATCAGGTGGGTGCGATTGTACCGGGAGATATTTCCACCTATCCCTGTATTATCATTAATTCTCGACGAGGTAGTACCGAGGTAAATGGTTCCGATAGTGGTCAAGATACCGTGCAGGTGGAGGTTATAATGGGTGCCTTTGATGACGCCCTGGATCAGCAAGGTTATCGAGATGCTCTTAACTTCGTACAACGAATGAGAGATAGGCTGATAAACATTAGTATAATTAGACAAAGATTTCCTCTACTACAACCTCTTAAATGGGAGGTTAATCGTTTTTATGGAGGAGAGGGTACGAACTATTTTCCCTATTTCTTTGCGGAGATGTTACTTATGTTTGCTCTACCGATTCCTGTCAGCCAGTATGATGTGGACTATGCTACGGGTGAAACTACTCCCGGTATATACAATGAATTTCCCATTCCTAGTGGAGCACAACCAAAGGCTAATTTTGAAATGCGAGGAGCTCCGGAGATGCCTCATGGCTACACTGTAAAAGACGAAGATAGAATTTAATAACCATTATTAAATTATGCAAAGGATTGTATGAAAATGGATGCCAACTACATTTACATAGGTCCCAATTCTCCTCCCTTAGGACTACAGCAATGGAACCTATCCTTTGATCCGGAACCCCCCTTTACTATGAAACCCTTTATAGAGGCTAACCCCCTATTAAGATGTCTTTATATTCCCACGGAGGGTTTAGGGTTGGCTAGGAAAAATTTAAAGACCAATCCACAAAGTGTGGAGAGTTTGGCATATAAAGCTTTCGCTAGTATTATTAGTAAACTACCAAGATAGAAAGAAACGCAGAATGGCAGTCTCAACATATAAACATGGCGTAACCTGGAAAGATGTAGCAACTTCCATTGTTTCGCCTATTACCGCAGATAGCGGAATTCCCGTTGCCACTGGAGCGGCACCGGTATTTATGGCGGATAGTCCAGCACCCTTAAATATCCCTCGAATCTATCATAGTTTCGAGGAGGCAGTAGCGGAGATGGGATTTAGTAGTGATTTCAGGGCTTATCCCCTATGTGAGGTGATGTATAATTACTTCGTATTACGTAATGTGGGTCCCATTATTTTAAATAATATATTGGATCCAAACGATAGTAGTTTTTGGGGAACACCCGTTGATGATCCCTATACCTTTACTACTCCCTCCATTACAGTGGGTCCCAACATTCCTAAATCCTCGGTATCTGTTAAGGATGAAGCGGGTACCATTACCTATGTTTTGGGTACGGATTATGTATTGAGTTATGATTCAAAGGGTAATTTGGTGGTTACTCAACTTCCTGCGATGGCGGGAGGAAACATTCCTCTGGGAGCAAATGTAAAGATAGATTATACCCCTCTTGATCCTAGTTTGATAACTAAGGTTGAAGTTATAGGAGGGGTTGATCAGACCACGGGCAAGGCTACCGGTATACAAGCGGTGGATGATGTATTCCCTGCTTTGGGTATTGTACCCGGTATTCTGTTGACTCCTGGTTGGGCTCAGATTCCGGAGGTCGCAGCGGTCCTAGCTTCCAAGTCGGATAATATTAATGGTTGTTTCAGATGTACCGCCTATGTAGATATTGATTCCACCGCGGTAATTAAGGCACAGGATGTATATGCCTGGAAGCAGGCTAACAATTATGTGGATCATCGATTAATCGATTGTTGGCCTAGGGTCGCAATTGATGATACCCAAAGTTGGTTGTCCACTCAGGCAGCGGCTTTAACGGAATGGGTGGATCAGTCTAATGATGATATTCCCTATGAGTCTCCTTCCAATAAGAACCTGAAGATGAATAAGACCATCGCGGGGCCACTAGATGCTCCCGTTGATCTATTCTTTGGTAAGGGTAGTGCAGATATGTTAAATGGACAGGGAATTGTTACCGCCATTAATTGGATTGGAGGTTGGAAACTATGGGGTAATAATACCTCGGTTTATCCGAGTAGTAGTGATCCCAAGGATCGATGGATTAGTGTTCGAAGGTCTACGGATTGGTTGGGTAATACGATTGTGTTAACCATTTACCAATTTGTGGATAAGCCCGGTAATCGGAGGTTGATTGATGCGGTAATTGACTCCCTGAACATCTGGCTCAATAGTTTGGTGAGTAGTGGGGTTTCCCTAGGTGCAAGGGTGGAATTTCGACAAAGCGAGAATAGTGATGCGGACCTGTTGAATGGGCATTATACCTTCCATGTCTTTGAGGCCTTCCCCACTCCCGCAGAATGGATTGAGTTCTTGATTGAATTCGATATAACCTACCTACAGGCTTTGTTTGTTTCCTCGCAGTCACAAACACCCCTGGCAGCTTAATGGAGGATTGATTTATGCCAATGGTTCCGAATCAGGTTAACAACTATAGTGTCTGGTATCAGGGTAATAGGTTTATAGGTATGGCAGATTGTACCTTACCCAACCTTGCTAACATGACAGATGAATTGAAGGGAGCAGGATTGGGGGGTGCTATTAACTTCCCCGTTGCTGCTCATTACAATGACTGGGCATTAACTATGAACTTTCATACCATTACTCGGGAGGGAGTACAGTTGATGCGTCAGGATGGATTGAAGATTGAGGCTCGGGCGGGTATGCAATATCTGGATACCGGTCCCCATAAACTATATATAGGGGCATGGAGATTTGTGATGGCCATCTTACCTCGAGGTTTTGATCTGGGTAAGTTGGAGGTGGGAACCAAAGAAACGAATGCCATTGAGGTGGGGGTTACCTACATCAAGGCTTTGTTGGATGGGGAAGAGATGTTCGAGAAGGATAAAATTAACCTAATTGATAGAGTGTTGGGCGTAGATTACGCGGCAGCGATAAGAAGCGCCATTGGAATATGATAGTTAAACTTACAGAACCACAGCAGATAAATGGCTCAGAGATAACTGAGATTGACCTGAAGATTGAAAAGCTAAAGGGCAAGGTATTGTTGGAGTTGGCCGCAGGGTATAGGAAGTATAATAGGGAATATACTCCCGTCCTGGAATTGGATAGGGGATTCCAGGCATTTGTGGCAGGAAGTGTATGTGGAATTAACCCCGAGGATTTGGGGGAACTACTGGCTCCTGATTTTGTGGAGGTTTGTACTACAGTACAAAATTTTTTGTTAAAATCGGCGCCAGCGGTGGCAACTCCTCCTGTATTGAAGTCCTAATGAGATTAATTCTAACCATGGCTAGGGTTTTTAACACCCCCATTAATGTCTGGTTGGATATGGAATTACCTAGACTATTTGAATGGGTAATCATTGCAGATGAGATGAGGCAGGAGGAAATGCAAAGGAATAATATGCAGATGGTGGGACCCGGGCTTTAATAACCATTATTAATTTATGGCTGCTCCAGCGGAAGTTTTTGATACTGTCTTTAAAATCGGGGCCGTCTTTACGGGTGAGGCGGCCTTTGATAGGGCAAATAATGCGGTATCCCTATTAGAGAAGCATGGTTTGTTGGCAGGGATGTCCCTAAAAAAGATGGTAGCTGCTGTAGGGGGAATGGCAGCAGGGGTATTTACGGTTTCCAAGATTACCGGTTATATTAATAGTTCCGTGGCTGCTGCTAGAAATGCAAAGGCAGCCTATGAGGGGGTAGGAGAATCCCTAAAGAAAATACCCCAGATGCAAAAGCTGGGAGATACCGTTATTACTGCTACCAAGGGTAAGTTAAAGGATTTAGCGGAGCAAATGCAGAAAACGGGGCTAGTAGCTTCCGAGTCCCTAATGGGTGCCTTTTCAAAGTTATTAGACCAGGGAATGTCTCCTCACAGGATAAAGGAGGTATCTGGAGCATTTGAGGATTTGGTAATTAGGGTAAAGGGGGTAGGAGCTACCGCGGAGGATGTAGCCTCGGTAGCTGATCAACTAGGGGGAGCTATTAAGGCGGGTGGAAAGGTGGGGGCAGATGCCCTAATTTCTCTGGGAGTTATTACCGAGGAGCAGAGGGGTAAGTTCGAATCTCTTAGTGATGGTAATAAGAGATATAACTATGTCCTGGGGCAGATGAATACCAAGGTAGGGGATACTGCAGAGGCAATGAAGACCTGGGCAGGATCACAACAGCGATTTAAGCTGGCCTTCAAGGATGTCTCTGTAGCCATTGGAACTCCCTTCATGGCAGCTCAGGATAAGATATCCGAGGCTTTAGTCAAGATTCAGGGTAAGCTACTTGAGAATACCACCAAGATTTCGGAATCGATTACTCCCGTTATTTCTAAGTATGCTGAAAAAGCTACTGATTTCTTTATTAAATTAATTGAGGGTTCCGATAAGTGGGCTCCCAAGTTGGATGATATAGGTAAAACGGTTGAAAAGGTTTTTGGTTACTTTGAAAAACATCCAGAGTTGACGGGAGATATTGCCAAGGCGGTAGCGGTCTTGGTGGGTATTAAGGGAACCGCTATGGCAGTGAAACCGATAGGAGATTTAGTTAAGGGTATATCCGATTTGTCAGGGGGAATGAAGTTAGTATTTGTATGGGGACCCAAGATTGGTACCGCGCTTACCGCTGCCTTTACTGCAATGGGACCCGCGGGTTGGATTACCCTGGCTATTGGGGGGTTTATTGCCCTCCTGGTTTTGATAATTACGCATTGGAAGGAGATAACCGAATGGATTGGAAAGGCATTTACCGCGGTCAAGGAGTTCTTTGGATATGCAGCAAAGGTAGTTAATCCCTTTAGTCCCGAATCTCAGAAAGCTACGGGTGAGGCGGTACAGTCCACTCGTCAAGCTACGATGGCTCCCGCAGCGATTAGTGATGCTAATAGATTGATTAAGGCAAGGGAGGAGGATGCGAAGCTAGGACCTACCCATCATGAACATTTCCAAGCTTTGAAGAAGGTAATAGAAGCGGAGCATGCAGCTAAGAAAACTCAGGCTGAAAACACTACCGCGGTAAAGGATTCCACAGATGCTCTTTATGGTAAGTCTCCCGGCTTTATTCCAGGGCTAAGGACTTCCATTGCCTCACTTGCTAAATTTGAGACTTCCCTGGGTCAGGCAAATGCTAGTGTGTCAACCTTTAGTAGTTCCATGGGAGGGATGTCTTTAGGAGCAGGAGGTATGCCAGGAATGGGAGGAGGGATGTCCTTAGGAGGAGGAGGAGCAGGAGGTGCTATGGGAGGCATAGGAAGCATGGGAGGTATACAGGTTACCCATTATGGCTATGAGAAAAAGGGACAGAAGGATTGGGATCCCAATAGTGCCGCAGGAATTGGAGCCTATAATAATAAGCTAGTAGCGGGATATGATGTTGCTCTAAATAGAATGAGTGCCGCTAAATTGGGAATTAACTATGATAAGGATTTGGGCAAAACCTTTGCCTATGGAGGTAAAACCTGGAGGTATGGAGATCGAACAGCGGAGTGGTTACCCAACCCTCGATTTGATGTTTATGATCCGGGAGGTAATTTAGTTAGAGGACAACATGGAGGTCTAGTAAATAAACCTTCCCTGGCTTTATTGGGGGAGAAGATACCTGAGATGACTATACCCTTGGAAGCTACTCCTAAAAGTAGAGGGTTGGTAGGAGCTGCTGCGGAGAAAACGGGTATGGCACCCTCAATGTTAGAAAGTGCATTAAAAGCTATTGGTATTAATCTGGGTAAAATTAATATAGGCTCCGTTAATTTAGGTAAGGTATTTAGAGAATGGTCCCCGGGACCGGCAGGTACGGCGGAACAATTTGGCAAGGCGGAACAGGAAATTTTCCGTAGAATGGAAGGTCAGGGTTCTATGAAAACTGCTGCTGATAGAATAGGTAGAGAAGGAACAAGGGGTAGGGAGTCAGGTCCCATACACCTTTCGATGAGTTCTCCTATTACCATTAATGGGGTACCCGCAGGGGAGGAGGGTAGAATTACCAAGGAAGTACAAAAGGCTATGCAAGATCCCGTTAAACAATTGTTGGATCAATTAAAGAAAGCCAAGTCTCAGGAACAACGTTTAAGCTACGCATAATATGCCTGACTATACTGCCAAGACCTCAGGGTATAAGACCATACAAAATGATATGTGGGATATCATTAGTCTAAGGGAATATGGGGATGAGCATGCTATGAACTGGCTACAGGACCACAATTTTGATTTAAGATTTATCGATGCCTTTGCTGCCAGTGTATTGGTGGTGATTCCTCAAAAGGTAAATGTACAATATAATTTAAAGAGTGGAGTTCCTCTGCCTTCCTTGGATCAACTATTACCATGGCGTTAGGTCTTTCACTTCCTGTTCCCGTTTTGGTAGCTAGACAAGCTAGACCCTCCTTGATAGTGGGAGGGGTGGATATTCTAATGGGTTTGGCTGCTCAAAATATTTTATCCTTTTGTTATACTGATAATACCAGTGACCAGGCAGATGATCTTTCGATTTCAATTGCTGACCCTTATAGGATTTGGATGCAAAGGTATTTACCTAAGAAGGGAATAGAAATTCAGGCCTCCATTATACTTAGTAATTGGAATGGTCCAGGAGATAATAGGTCTCTTAGGTGTGGTACCTTTTATGTGGATAATGTGGGAATTAGTGGACCTCCTAATGTGGTTAATATGAGGGGAACCTCCATTCCCATTAATACCGGTTTAAAGACAGAGAAGCGTACCAAGAGTTGGGAGAATCAGGATTTAAAATCCATCGCAGGAGGAATAGCGGGGCAAAATGGTTTAACCCTAGTTTATGATGCAAAGGATAATCCTACGGTAAAGAGAACGGATCAGATGGAGAAGGCGGACATCCAGTATATTAGGGAGAGAGCAAAGGATAATTCTCTTAGTGTCAAGATTCATGATAAGAAATTGGTAATTTATAGTGAGCAGGAGTATGAAGCTAAGTTGGCTGCCTTTTTCCTGGTAGATGGTCAAAGTAATATTCTTAGATATGACTTTAATTCAAAGGTGGATGACACCTATGATAGTGCGGAAAATAGTTATGTTAATCCGGAGACGGGCAAATTAACCACCACCACCTTTACTCCTAACAAACCTCCCGAGGGAACGGGTAGCAAACTTAATGTTAATGAAAGGGTGGATGTTGATAAGGATGGAATGCCCGAGTATGGACAAAAGTCGGGACAGAGGGATCTACCTAAATATGACTATACCAATGATGCTGCCGCACAGAATAATGGTAAGGGAGAAAAAATTCAGGAAAGAAGCGAACAGAAATGTAAGAGTAAATTAAGGGAGAAGAATAAAAGAGAAAGACAGTGTTCCATAGCAACTCATGGCAATATTAACTACCTATCAGGTATAACATTTCAGTTGATGAAATTTGGTATCTTTGATGGTAAGTGGTTTGCCGAGTCAACAATACATGAAATTTCAGAAGGGGGTTACACTACCCAATTAAGACTAAGAACAGCATTAGAAGGTTACTAATTATGAGCTATCAAGACAGTATTTACACCACCGCAGGTAATATGGGAAAGTCAGGAGTTAGAGCCCGAAGGCAACATGTAAGACAACAGGCATTAGAAAAAGCACTTAGGGAATTGGCATTACCCGCTCCTAATCCGATTACCCCTAAAAAATCTGAGGCTACCGTTTAATAACCATTATTAAATGATTTCAACATTAATAGCATTGTTGATAGTAGGGTTAATTCTATACCTGATTTGGTTTATTTGTGGGATGTTTATTAAGGGACAACCTCTTCAGGTTATCGGAATTATTCTAGGGCTAATATTTCTGTTATATGCATTGAATACATTGGGAGTGTTTGGGGTACATATTCGCTAATGGACTATGATAGTGACAGTGTGTTCCCGGTTAATAAGACGGGGAGAGATTCCGAGATAAGGAATCTTTTGAGACATGGTAAGGTTACGGAGGTATTATGTGATGAGACCCAAACCTGTGTTAGGGTACAATGGTTGGATAAGAAGGGATTGATTAGTAAGCCCTTACCGGTACTACAGTTTGGTAGTCGAAGTACCAGTGCCTTTTGGTGCCCCAAGGTAACGGATGATGTAACGGTACAAATGTTGCCTAATGGGAGTGAGGATGGGTTTGTTATCGGTACTTTTTATAATACTGGAAATCCTCCTCCCATTAAGGATCCTGATACTCGACACATTACCTATGCTGATGGAACCACCATGGAATACCGGGAGAGTTTGGCTGCGATCATCAAGGACGGAGTGCAGGTCAGGGCGGGTAGGCAGGGACAACTAACCATTAATTCACCAAATCCCATTAGTATTATCTGTGGTAACTGTACCATCAAGGCATCGATCATTACCCTGGATGCACCAGATACCAAGATTACGGGAATGCTTTGGGTGGATGACATCAAGCCTTACCAGAAATCGGAGACCACCGCTCATCCCCATGTTAAGAATGCGGATGGTAGTGGTAATGGATCATGAAATTTGTATTAAAAAACAGAGGGTATATGTGGGCATTACAGGAGATTGGTAAGATTATGGCAAACAAAGAGGTGTTAGATTTATATCATGAATATTTGGAGGAAACTGAGGGGGATAAAATGGCCGCAGCAATTTTGGCATTGGCCAGTATTCGTCAACAGACGGAGAAGGCGATTGAGTTGGCAACAGAGAAACAACCAACGGTAGGTAGTTTCGGAACCCTGGATCATGGTAGCAAATAATAACCATTATTAAATGATAGGTACGTTTGGAGTTTTGATGTTCGAGTGTAGTAGGAGAAGGATACATACCTTCTCTGATTTGACGGTTAATAATACCAACAGGTTTGCCGAGCATCAGGTACATTTGCAAATGCCCATTTTGGAGTTTGTGGGCCCTGGTTTGACGGAGGTGGGATTTCGAATGAACTTCAATACGGAGTGGGGTAGCGAACCCACCGCATCCTTGCTTATTTTAAGAACCTATGTGAAAAGTGGTTTTGTTGCTCCCCTATTGGTGGGTATGCGTCCCGTAACCCTAGGGTTTAATATGTTTGTTTGTGTGGGAGTGGGAGAGGAACACAAATGGTTTAATAATAAGGGAAGATTGTTTGGTGCTGCGGTAGATGTACAGTTAAAGGAATATCGGGTATTATTGGTATGAGTCAATCATTAGATACTTTGGATTTGATTACCCCTCCCAGAAGGGATATACAGGTATCGCCCGCGAGGATTGACTCCTCCGTTCTGGGAGCATTACAGGTAACCACCCCTGAGGGTAGATATGTCTTGAGTCAGGATATTGACTTTGGAGCAACAGGGGTGGAGGAGGTTTTTCAGAATGTTAAGTATATTCTATTAACGGAATATTTTAGTGTTCCTCTGGATCGAGAGTTTGGTATGGATTTCACTATGGTGGATAAACCCATACCCATTGCGGAAGCAATGCTAACCCAGGAGATTGCCATAAAGATTTCCCTATATGAACCTCGGTGTCAATTCACGGAAATCAATTTCGAGGGTAAAGGTATTGAGGGTAAGTTAAATCCCCTGGTGACCATTAATATCCTATCCACCGATGAGTTACTTAGTCGTTACCCCACACCCGTTACTCCCTCCACAGAGCAAATAGCGATAGCTACCGTTTACGCGGAGGAGTATCCAAACTTTCTAGATTTCTTGGGCTCCCTTACAAAGGGTCCTGAGGGACCTCCCGGATTAGCCGCCACCGTTGATTGTGGAGAGACCTATACGGGAGATCCCGGAACTCGGGCGATGGTTGAGAATGTAGGAGATCTACACAATGCAATCTTTGAGTTTACCATACCTCGGGGTGATCAAGGTGTCATTGGACCACATGGAGTGCCTGCCTATACGTTCTCGATAGCTGATTTTACTATTCCCGCTATAGGTGAAACCGTAGTCATAGATGTGGAGGATGTCTCTTGGGCGACCACTGGCGAGTTCCTCTGGGTAGAGGGAGCCGAAAGGAATGAGGCGGGTAGTCTTAAGATAGTGGGTATTGACATTGTTAATAATCGGCTTACCTTAGAAAATCCTATAGCTACGGAGGTTATAACAGAGGCTCCTATTGACGGTAAGATTTATGGTAGACAAGATGCTAGTTGGACAGAGGTAGGAAAAGAAGATACAGGCACCTATAATCTAGGACATTATGCGAATCCAGCTAATCCATTGTATGCGGATATGACTGTGGGAGCTAACTTTACTGTTAGTGTAGAGGGAAAGTTAGTAGAAGTTAGTTTCTATAAAACAGCGGGAGAGGCATCTTTTGTTAACCATGCTTTTATTTTATGGGATACTAATATGGTTCCTTTATGGAATCATCCTCCAGATAGTGATCCCGCGGTGGAAGGATGGATTACCCATAAACTACCTGTTCCGATTCCCTTAACTGCGGGAACCTATATATTAGGTATTCATGTTAATGAACATCCACGAGATACAACTTGTCTGCCCTATACGGATGGTCCTTTAACAGAAAATTATGGTTGCTGGATTGAGGGGAATGGTTTCCCTAATAATAATACATTAGATCATTTTGGTCTTGATTTAGTATTCGAAGTAGGAGTGAAGGATGTAATTGCTCCTGATTCTATTACTACAGCAATGATTCAGGATGGAGCTGTAACAGGGGCTAAGATTGCTGATGGAACAATTACTGATATTAATTTAGCAGAGGGAGTGACTAAAGCTAACTTGGGGTTTACACCGTTGAACAAAGCAGGCGATTCGATGACGGGAAACTTATCCGTTAATCATCCTAGTAGAATATATATAAAAAGTGATCTTGGATTGTCTAGTGGTTCATATGCCTCAGCCAAGTTACTGCTTGAAACTACCGTTGGAAATGCAGCAGTAAGACCGGGAATTGGTTTTCATCTACCGGGTAATGTTGGTGCATATTTATATCTTGATACAGATGGCAAAATGAAATTTATAGATAGTTCGGGAACAATTCACACAATTACTTCGACTTAATAAAATATGAATGAACGAATCAGAGTAGATAGTTTTCAGGTTGTCCATTTCAAGGACCTCTTCATTAATGAGAGTAATGGAGATAAAATAGAAAAGGAGGTTATAATTCTCTATGCTCTAGGGGAGGATGGAATCATTTACGAGATGTTGGGTGGAAAATGGCTACCCATACCTATCACTCCTGAAAACCTTCGAGAGATGCCTCAGCCTCCTCCAGAGGTATTAGCTAAACTTCAACAAAGAAAATGAGCATTCCAGGGGTCATCGTTAGAGGAGGTAGTCTAATCACTCCGGGTGGTGATCAGGGTGTGCCTGGTGCACCCAGCACCGTGCCGGGTCCTCAGGGCGATAACGCCTACACCTTGAGTAGTCAGGATTTCACTGTTCCTGATGTAGGACTCTCTGCGGACCTAACAGTAGAAGATAGTGATTGGATTGCGGTGGGGCAGATGGTTTATCTAGCTAATGGCGCAGGGCCAGAAGAGGCGCAGGCTTTTAAGGTGACTGCGAAGAATGGAAATGTGGTTACCCTCTGGTGTCCTGAGCCTCCTGGAGTTGCTGAGATTCCCCTTGCTGATTCTACTGAAGATGGGTTGATGAGACGAGTCAGCGGGCTAACTACTGATTTTGTAAATGGTACCAATAGTTGTACTAATCTGGTAAATGCGTTGACAGGAGCTTACCTGCCGCTCTCAGGCGGAACGTTGACGGGTAGTCTTTCTTGCTTAGGTCTTACTTCCGGTAGTCATACAGTCAATGGGAATCTCCAATGCAATGGAGCCATGACTTGCACGAGTGACCTAAGGTGTGGAAACAATCTCTATTTTGCAAATACTCAGTGGCGTTTCGGTTTTGATCCATCCAATGGCAGAATTCACTACTGGAGTTTTGATAATCGAGCATTGTTTTACTATGACCCTCCTGGAAACCAGTTAGTTATCAGTGGTCACTGCAATGTATCAGGTAATGTTTATGCGGCAGCGGGAGTTTTTAATACGACAGGAAGTTTTGCAGGTGTCTTAACCTGTTCCACTGATTGTAACATTAGTGGAAATCTAAACGTATGGGGTGGTACAGGGTATTTTGGAGGCATTGTTTCTGCGGGTTTGGATGGTTTACGCACTCCTGTTGGAATGCAGAATCGTATCAGTTTCCATTGGAATGGGGCTAACATTTTTGGCAATATTGATTCGGCTATTGGCTGGCGTCAGCTAGATTTCACTAGTGATGCAAGGTTAAAGGAGGATATTGCAGCCTCTACCTTCGATTGCTTGGATATAGTTCTCAGATTACCCCTCCAACAGTTTCGCTGGAAGCCAACTATAAAACCCGAGGATAGTCCTGTTCGAGATGTGGGAGACAAAAGAACTCGAATGCAAGCTAGGGATGGTAGAACTCCCTTGATTCCGGTGGGCTTTGTTGCCCAACTGTTGTATCAAGTTTTCCCTGAGGCAGTGTGTAAGGGAGATGATGGGGAGGCAGAACCTAGTCAGAGATTCAACTGGGATGTGGATAAGAATACCATGCTGGCTACCTTAACGGGTGCTATTCAACAGCTTAGTGCCAAGGTGGAATCCCTCGAAGCCCGAGTGATGGAACTGGAAGGGAGTCCCATCTGATGCCTGTTACCGTTCTAGCAGGCAGTTTGGTAACTCCCGGTGGAAAGCAAGGACCTGAAGGAATACCTGGACCACCTGGAGGACCTCCGGGACCTCAGGGTGATAAGGGTGACAAGGGTGATAAGGGAGATAAGGGTGATAAGGGAGATATTGGAGATACCGGAGCAGATTCCACGGTACCAGGACCTCAGGGTGACAAGGGAGATAAGGGGGATAAAGGTGATACCGGAGATACGGGAGCGGATTCTACGGTACCCGGACCACCGGGATATGATGGCAATCCCGTGGGAGCCGTTATTATGTGGCCTACCAGCATTGCTCCTTTATACTATCTAAGTTGTGATGGTAGTGAAAAGCTAATAGTAGACTATCCTGAGCTGGCTGGTGTGTTAGGAGAAATCTATGGTGTAGCTAGTGATGCTAGTTTATTTAAACTGCCTGACTTTAGGAGTAGGACAGCAGTTGGTATGGGACAGGGACCGGGAGGATTAACCGATAGGGTAATAGGGATAAGAGGAGGCGAGGAAACCAATGTATTAACCGCAGCTACGATGCCTCCTCACAGCCATACAATTACCATCTTTGATCCTACTCATTCCCATACGATCACTATCTATGATGGTTCGCATAGTCATCTTATGGATCACTGGCATCCTATTCCCGGCAACCAGTTCTGGCATAGTCATACCGTGGGCGATCCTACTCATTGGCACTACATGCAAAACAGCCAGCCCATCAATTATGGAGATGCTGGTCTAATAGCAGGACCATACCAACAACTTTATACCCTGAATGCCGGAGGTTATCGGTACTGGGAAGGATGGACTCAATATGCAGGAGCAGGAATAGTGGTCAACGGAGTTTATTGCCCGGCAGGTAGTACCACCTGGGCTAGTTCAGCTAGTGCTGATTGGAATCGAACTGGTACGACGACTGCCAATATTACTGCGCAGGCAGGGGGTAAAGCAACATCAATATCGGCAACCTCCGCTTCGGTTGGAGGGGGAGAAGCACATAACAATATGCCTCCATTCATCGTCCAAAACTACGTTATTAAGGCACTAGGAGGACAGTCAGAACTTCAAATTCTTCGAAATGAAATTATGGAGTTAAAGAAACTATTACTATGAGTATATATACAACAACGTATAAAATGAGGTATGCTATTCCTAGCTTACAACAGCAAATAGAAGTAGCAGTTATGCATTCGGCGGAGGATATTCATAATGAAGATCCTGCAACACCTGATCACGAGAATAGAATGTTATGGGCTAACTGGGCTACTAAAAATTCTAGCATGGCTTGGATACCCTTCTCGTGGCCCGTGTCATTTAATCCTACCATTATTGCTGCTGTTGAGGCAGATCCCACGGGAGCTTCTATACTAGATGCTGATGTACAGTTTGCAGTTAATTCAGTATTACCTATTGTGTTAGCTGATTGGTTAGCTAATCCTCCCTCCGGAGCAATCTCTTCCGCAATGAGAAAGTAATTATGCACCTTAATACCTTATTTCGAAAAGACTCAGTAGAGTTAAACTCTTATCTAGCTAAGCATCCAATAGGAAGGACCATGGTAGCCTCAGATGGATCCAAAACTTGGACCGTTAAGGATGTTGTGTTCAAAACTGATTTACCTCCAGATCCAGAGATGGGTGATATGGTTATGGTACAGGTGATTTTAGAGAGTCCTGATGCGCCAGAAGCCACACGATCAACGATAGCGCCCCCAATTTAATAACCATTATTAAATGAGTACCGCACAATTACCTCTATTCAATTTTGATTCCTCCATTGTCCCGGACATAGACTTCTGTGTTAAGGATGCCTCTCAAATTGAATCAGATATGATTAGTAATTATGAGGGAGCCTTTCTTCTATTAACCCAGATGGCTATGACCCTGGGGCGAGGTGATCCCCGTAGATTATTCCTATTAACCATTGCCTATCAAATAGTGGTACAGCGTTCCATCGTAGACTCGACGGGTAAGGAGAACCTACTCAAATATTCACATGGGGGTAATCTGGAAAACATTGGAGCGATGTATGGAGAGCGAGCAAAGCGAATTAAGGCAACCTTCGCAACCGTTACCCTGGAATTTAGGGTAGCTAACACCATTACCACCGATTGTCCCATACCCGAGGGAACCCTGGTACAAAGTGGGAATGCACTTCAATTTGCAACAGTGGTACCTTCCAATATTCAGGCGGGTACCCTAACCACCACAGTTAAAGCCAAAGCAGTAGCATCGGGTGAGAAGTATAATCATCTGGTTCCCGGACAGATTAATCAGTTAGTTAGTTGGAATAGTCCCTTTCTGGTTAATGCCGTTAATATTACCACCAGTGGAGGAGGAGCTAGTGTTGAGTCAGATGATCATTTGCGAGCTAGAATCTGGTTTACTCCGGAATCCTTTTCCACCGCGGGACCCAAGGAAGCATATATGTATTGGGCGGGTAGTGCAAATCCCAGCATTATCGATGTTAGTGTTTGGAGTGCTCCCGAGGTTGCGGGACAGGTATATGTTTATCCCCTAATGACTAATGGTCAGTTACCTGATCAGGAGGTAATAGATCAGGTATATGCCAAGTGCAATGCCGATGATATTAGACCCCTGACTGATCAACTATTTGTACAAGCTCCCACTGCCTCGGGTTTTGTAGCTACCGTAGAGTTTTGGATAGACAAAGCCAATGCTCGATTTGAGGATAGCTTACGAGATGCGGTTTACAAAGCTTATGAAGATTGGATACTTTGGCAATCATCAAAGATAGGTTTGGATATTAATCCCTCAAAGTTGGATCAGATGATGGTGGATGCGGGAGCTAAACGTACCAACATTATTAGTCCTGTCTTCACAGTAATTGATGCAAAACATTTAGCTATATGTGATATTCCCAACTCACTATGTACCTATAAAGGATTGGAGGAGAAATAAAATGGCCCTGAAAGAAGACCTAGATGCTATTCGAGCCTCAATCGAGGAACTAAGTAAACGCATGACCGCATTAGAGGAAAGGTGGAAACCACCTCCAATGATGTCAACTCCCTTTGGGCCTGATGATCCCGAGTTTCAGCAGGGTCAGGGTAATACTCTCGTTACTACCCCTAGGGATGATAGTTTTTCTCATCCTGATGATCCATTGGGAATTATGCCGGTGGTGGAGGGAAAACAGCTACCTTCATTTAAGATACCTCCTAAGCCTTCTAAGGGTGGAGGATTCGTTCTTCCCTCTGAACTACAGTCTGTTTTATATCCCCTAACTCCTCCCGCTGAAATGCCACCTCGACCCAAAGAACTACCTTTGTTTGTAAAGATACTTAGCCCCGATGTTTAAAACCATAGATATAGTTCCCTCCAGCCTTCGAGATGATCCCCAGGTGCAGGCTATGTGTGTGGCACTCGATGAGGAGTTGAAGGAGGTTTATAATTGTATTCCCTCGATCTGCTTCATACCCTTTATTAAACAGTTAGAGCCTCCCTTATTGGATATCTTAGGTTGGCAATTTCATGTAGACGTTTGGGCGGGTTGGGATGTTACCCTAGATAATGAAACCAAACGAGAGTTGATTCTACAGTCCATTCAATGGCATGCTAAGAAGGGTACCAAGTGGGCGGTGGAGCAGGTATTACAAACGGTATTTAAGACGGGTAGAGTAACGGAATGGTATGAGTATGGTGGAAGACCTTATTTCTTTAGAATCACTACCGACGAGGATATTGTCGATATTACCAAAATGTTAAGGGTATTGGATGCCGTTTATGCCCTTAAGAATGAGAGGAGTTGGTTGGATGAGTTTATTAGGACGAGGGTACAGGGTCAACTCCTGTTTGTAGGTATGGTCGTTACCCATCAAATCACCACCAGAATCCGAATGGCTAAATAATAATGGTTATTAATCTATGTCTAACTTTAAAAATCAGCAGTTAACGGATGTGGGCTGGGATGCCCTGTCCGTAGCTCTGGGAGGGGGTCGTATAACCTTCTTCAAAATGCAGGCCGGTGATGGAAATATTGTCGCTGATGGCGCAATTCCTCCCATGGTAGGTTTGGTTAATCCCAAGACAGATATTGGAATTCATAAGTATGAAATTGACGATCATGGTCAGATTACCCTTTATGGAAACATTGCTAGTTCCACCCTTCCCACCGGATTCACCTTTCGGGAGTTAGGTATCTTTGTTTCTGTGGAACCTCCTGAAGCGGGAGTGGGAGGTACTCCCATGCCTCCCTCCATAGTGGTGACGCCTCCCACCGATACCGCACCTGACATACCGGATCCAACGACCGGTACCGCGATCATGTACTCGTACTGTAACTCCTATACCTACTCGGATTATATTCCAGGAAGTGGAGAAACTACGGATGTGGTTAATACCATTCAGGTAACGGTTAAGATTGACAAGGCTGCCAATATCGAGGTTATCATTACCGAGGGACAACAGCTCTCACTCGAGAATATTGGTCCCCCTAGCGTGGGCGCGGGTCCCTGGAGTCATACCCAGGCTAATGTTGCTTATATAAAACGATTAGTTGCGGGACCCATGACCGAGATTAGTGAGGATGCCAACACCATTAAGATAGGTCAGAAACAACTTTCCTTTAGTGCGATCCTATATGTTGCATTGGGTAATCCAAATGTGGCTCCTCACTTTTCCAGTATTTGGAACGCGATGTACTGGTTGTCTCAATATATTTTGGGACCTGGAGTTACTATATGGATTAGAGTTTATCCCGGGGTCTACTGGCAGAATTGGTGCGTTTACATGGATCATGTTAACGGCCAACAGATAGTTATTGAGGGAGTGGGCTCAGATGGACAGCCAGATGGAGATTCCTATTTCTCGGGGGTTAGTGCAATCTCAGGAGGTCCCTGGGGTTGGTATGTAACCTTGTCAGGATGCACCAACATGAGAAACATTCGTCCCGGTAGTTGGCTGAATGTTTGGCATGGAGGGGGATCACGATATTTGAGTAGTGCCTTGTTGGGAGGGTTTTTTCCGGTGCATGCTGTGGCGGGAAATACGGTGACAGTTATCATCCCCTGGGCAGAAGGAAGTTGGCCTAGCTTGGAGGGATTCGGAGGGGGATACTTTAGTGTCGTCAATGTTCTTCTGGGTATTACAGTTGCGGGCCAATATGGAGCAGTTATTGGTAATCATGGAATTGGACAATTCAGAAATATTGGTATTTACAATGGAGCACCTCGACGGGACAATTGGTGTGTTAATGGTTTTGGGATCTTTGGTCCCTCCAATATTTATCGATGTGGAGTCTACGGATTCTTTAACAACCGAGGAGAGAACGGAGGGTTTGCTATTGTATCTTATGGCACCGCGCTTTACTATTGTAGTTCCACCCTCAATTCGACAGGTATGATTGTTTGTGGCGATGGTACCGCTGCTTGCTGTTATTGCTCCTTCTGTCATAATGGAATAATGGGAATCTGGACCCAGGGAGGCACCACTTACTCACATCGAGGTTATGTCTTTGTTGCCGGGAATGGTTACGCTTACCATGGAGCAGCACTGCTGGTTGCGGTGAGATCCATTTTCATTAGTCAGGGTGCAATTGAGGGAGCCTACTATACCGGTAATTGGTGGTCTGTTTATAATGCGACATATGGTATGTATATGACTCACCAGAGTGAGTATATTCAAAGCTCTGTAAATGATTCCCTAACTATGGTTTACAATGGTAGAATAGGAACTACTGATCAACTTGATCTAGCAATTCAGGGACTCTCAGTTTGTAATTCAGCCTCGATCTATGGTAGCCGTAGATTCAACATCCCCGTTAATCGTTTGTCTTGGGATGGTTGTATAATCTATGGCTAAAATTTAATAACCATTATTAATATGCAACTAACAAAGTTCGATACCGTTGGTGGAATACCCCTTTATCATGATGACAAGGGGGCAGTTTGTTATAAGGCGGGTTGTACGGTCAATGCGGATGGTGCTCCTCATGCCTATGCTCCCGATGATAGTGGCCTAAGTCCCCTAGATTATTTAGCAAATGCAGGTAGTCCCGGCAATTGGTGGGGTATTGCTTGTAATTCAGGAGGTACACCATATTTACAATCCCCCTGGCACCCTGCTCCAGGGTTTTATGTAAGTACCACTGCCCTAACCAACAATGATTATAAGGCAGATCATCCTTCTCGATATGTAGATTCTGAAAGGTATTGCTTTGGAGTTATACCGGGAGGAAAGAGTTATGCAAAGTTAGGGGATGTGGGATTAGCTCTTAACGTACAAACGGGGGATCATATGTTCTATGCCCTAGCTGATGTGGGACCCAAGGATCATCTAGGGGAGGGTAGCATATTATTAACCCGGTGTTTGGGATTAAATCCTCATCCCAAGAGTGGAGGTACGGGCAAAAGAATTATTGCTTGGATGGTATTACCCAATTCCGATCC